CAACGGCGCCAATTCCAAGTCCTACCAACGCCGCCTGCAAACCTGGCATAATCGCAATAGCAAATGCTGCTTGCGCAGAAGTTTGTATCAAGGCTCCCGCGATGATCGGAGCAAAAAATGCAAGTGCTAATAGGCCTATACCCGCAATAATTTTACCTGCTCCGCCGCCAGCACCAGCCACCACTGGCACAAAACTGATAGGTGCTGCGCCTGCGGGGTGATGCAGTTCTTCTAGGTCAATGTCATAGGTGCCGATGCTGACGCGGTAGTGCTGGTCGCTCATATGGGCTTCTAGCTCGGGCCAGTTGGCCAGCAAAAACCGCACTGCTTCGGCGGCAGTAGCCACATCCGCTTCGAGCACGCGGTGACCGATGAACTTTGCGAGCTTGCCGTACAGCTTGATCTTACGCAGCATGACGCAACCTCCTTCCCACACATTTTAGGGCCCAGCCGCCAAGAATATCCCTAGACGAGAGCCGTCCTTGTAGGTGATGGAGCATCATCTGATCGCCTAGGTAGACGCCGCAATGGTTGAGGCCAGGGCTGCTGATGCTCATGAACAACAGATCGCCGGGATCCAGCTCTTCATCTTCGCCTAGCTCGCGAAAGCCGGTTGCCTTCCAGCAGCTATCAAAATACGGCGTTGCCTGAAACTCATCTGGATCAGTGCAGCGTTCCCAGTCACGCAGCATGATGCCATTCTCGGCGTACCAGTCACGCGCTAGTGTCCAGCAATCATGCACTGCCCACACCCACTGCCG